CTGCTGGCTGTCTTGATGGTTGCCCTAACCCATTAAAACTAAATACTCTAATTTCATATGTTCCAGCATCACTGTTGAATATTTCAGCATCACTTGATAATGTTTCTATCTTTTTAAAATCTCCATTTGCAAATCTGTATTGAACTTCATATTTACTTGCACCTGACTGTGTTTGCCAATCAAGGATTAATTTACTAATAGCTTTGTTGTTTATAGTTACAATTTTTTCACTAACTTGTAAACCTTCTACTGCATTTAAAACTGTTGTAAGAGTATTAATTGTTCTTGTTGGCATTGTTGTGCCATCTTCAACAAAGGCATATTTACCAGAATCATGTGATAAAGCTGTAATTGCAAAAGTTTTATCTTCATTTTCTTTTACGCTAACCACCCTCCATGTTGATGTTTGTAAATTAGTAGTCTCTAAAATAAATGGTGCGTGTTCATTTGGTGCTGTACTAAAAGCAGAAGATACAGTAATAGTTGTTGAAGAGATAGCACTTATTGTTTTTTCTTCTAATGACCCATCAGGTAAAATTATTGAAATTGTTGGGCTATCTCCAAGACTTGGAATATCTGTGTTTGTAGAATCATCTAAAACAACAACTGTTGAACTGGTAACACTTTTAAGCAAGCCTCCACGCCTTACACCAGCCTTAAGTCTGTCAGATATTTCTATTACATCACCACAGCGAACCAATACACCAGCAGCCGCAGTTGTTGTAAAAGTGCAAGTCTCACCAGAGTTTTGTTCATTATATAAAAACCATCTTCCTAACCTTCTGGCTTGATTACGGCTAGTTGTAGCAAAAGCTTTTATATTTTTTGTAACAATCCCATATTTTGTTTGAGTGGCAGAATCAGCTTCAACAGTTTCAACATCAACTTCTTGAGTTGTCATATCAAAATAACTAACATTAATCACTGTGTGTCTTGTCTTTAGACTTGATCCAGCATATAAAAATCCAGCTTCAGTGACGTTTGCATTTGTAAAAATATAACTTGCTGTTTTTGGTGAATCTTGAGATATGGCAATACCACCAGCAGAATAAAATGGCATTACTCTCATTACAGAACAAAGAGAATTGATAAGACCATATGCTTCCTGTTGTTGAGTGATGTTTACATTACAACTAAATCTTGGCTCTGTAGATCCATCACCATTACCAGCATCAACTGACGCTCCACAATATTCACTAACAGTTTTAAAAGTAAACTTATCTAAATTTGCCTCTGCAATCCCACAACCAGCCCTAGTTTCTGTAAGTAGGTCATATAAAATCCAAGCTGGGTCTGTTGTCCATTCCTTATCTGTTTTAAAAGTTCCGTTAAATGTACCAGCATATGAAATTGCACCTGTCTGTAAATCAACAGTTGCATTATGAGGAATTTTAACTTTACGACCTCTTATCCTATAAACTCTTTTTGGTATTCTTGGAAACTGTTCAGCATTAAACCTTAATGCAACATGAGCAGTATTAGCATATGCGTTCTGTTCAAAAATTATATTAGTAGCTTGATTAAATTGAAAAGCATTTACTAATTTTGCATCTGAACTATCTGCTGTTACTCTTTCAACTCTTATTGCAACAGGAAAGGATGTTGTTGATTTAAGTTTAACAATGTAATCTCTAAAATATGCGTTAGTTGATCTACCGCTTACTGTGTCATCAATAACAGTTGTAGTTGTTCCATCATTTTCTATAGTTTTTATTAATAAATTTACTGAAACTCCATTTATATCACCATCATCTTCAAACTTTTGCATTGAAGGAAATCTTAAAGTGACTCGAACTGCATTGATATCACTGGAACTTACAGTGTGAGTTACAGGGCTTGAAGTAGTAACAGTTGTACCTATAACAGTTTCTGTTTCAATATTGGATATACCCTCAATAAATGTCTGACTAGCTGTTCCAAGTCTAAAGTCAAAACCAACATCTTTAAAATTAAAATCACTGTCTTGTGGTGCTGTATTGCTTGCCGCTTCTTGTAAAACCTGAGTTCCATTTAAAAATATATCTTTCTTAAAAGCATTAAAATATGCAGTTGAAGTCTTATCTGTGATACCAGCCTTTGATGCTGTTGCTGATCCCTCTAGTTCTCCTTCCCCTAGCAACTCCACGATTGTATTAAATTGCTTAGAAGATAATGCACCACTAGGTAAATCAGGATTGTTAAAAGTGGTCGATTGATCAAATTCTTGAATAGCCATTAATTATTACCCTCCACCTGTACAGTATCAACACCATTTGAAACCACAATAGATCCAACCAAGATTTCACCATATACTAAATTTACTGGAACACCAGCATTACTAATATTTGTCAGTCCTGTAAAAGAATAGTTTGAAGCCAAAGCTGCTGGGTCTAGACTACTTTGTTGACTTGTTGGTGACATAGTGTCTTGTTGCGGTGACAACATACTTGTAACCCCATCAATAAGCATACTTGTCCCAATAGCTGTTAAAGCATTTACAAGCAATGTACTTCCTAAAAAAGTACCAGCAGTTATAGCACTAGCACCAAACAAAGCACCAGCACCAAGCAAAATTGGAAAGAAATTACCATGAACAACAGGAATTATTTTTATATCATCTTGTGTTTTAAGATTAAGTAAATCTTCTGTTATCTTTCTTGCTCCAACTTGTATTGTATAAAACTGCTCTGCCATATGTTCTTCAATACCTTTAAAATTACAAACCAAAAAACTTATTGCCTCTTTTGGTGTATTTAGATCAACTTCAAACTCAGCTTGACCTAGAAATTTTCTTAAAGTGCCGTAAACTTTTATTTTTTTAAGCATTTATTTCATCAGGTCTGATTACTGCTATTTTATCTGATTTTGGTGAAACAAGATAAAAAGTTAAATCTATTGATTTACAACTATATTTATCAGATTCAGAAAACTCTAAAATATCTTGTGGATGACTATGAACAATGCCAATTATTTCATCTACATCATCTTCAACATCTGCATAATCCAAAGGGTCAATTACAAAAGATTCAACTTTATAGTCATTAGATATATTTTTACATGGATAGTATTTTTCTTGTTTATTTTTTATTCCAACAATTCCACATGATTCTTCTGGATCACATTGCTGTGCGTGTTTTATTGCATCTTGTTTCCATAAATAATTCATTATGTATTAATAAAACTTCCAACCCCTGCAAATTCATTTCTGGTTACTTGTCTGGCTGGTAATTTTTTATTTGCTTGATCTAAAGCTCCTACAAGTTCAAACTGTACAATCTCTCTTGATTCACTTGTTTTTCTATCAATGAAAAATATTTCTTGCGGTAATTCATTAGCTGAAGGTGTGCCAAATGGATTGCTACTACTAGGAAAATTAGCGGCATCAAGTTCACTGGCAAGAGTTGTAATTCTTGTAATTTTTGCATCTGCCAAATCATTATGAGGTGTTGTTAAATTAACAATTATCATTAAATCAGTAACAGTAATGACTGATCCACTTCTGGTAATACCTCCTAAGTTGGCAACAGTTAAGGTTGGTCTTGGAACTTGACCTCTTCCAGTAAACTCAGCACCTTCAAAGGTGATAGGAAATCTTTGGTAAGAATTACCTTGCCAGACTATTTCTGCATTTGAGTTCATACTAGAGCCAGCATGAAATCTGAATGTAGTGGGAACACTAGATGGGTTTCCTGTGGCATAATGCAAACCCTCTACAAGTTCCATTACAAACAGTTCTATTCTTGAACTAGGATTCAGCTTTTGTAGTTCAGATACAGGTATTGCCATTAGGGTTCTGCTACTTCTTCAAATGTTAAATTCATAGTAACTCTATTATCTAAAATCGCTGTTCTGGATCTTCTTGTGCAAACAAATTTCAAAGCTGAAGAATGATGTGGCGGTGTAAAGTCAAAATTTGCCTGATCATCAAATCTTGCATCTAAAAAAGTATCAATGGTTGTTGCGTCTGTTGTCGATACATTAAAAGTTAAATTTAAATTTATTAATCTTTTATTAGCTGGCAGTCCTTGAACAAAACGCTGCTCATACCCATCACCTAGCTTTATTCTTAAACTATCTTGCTCAACAGTTTCTTGTGTCGAATATTGTGGGGTAATACTTGGAAAAGTAGCCATTATGCAAGTAAACCTCCAGCACGTTTTTGTTTAATCAATTCAGATTGTATAGCAATAGCGATTTGATTTCCTAGTTGATTTGCATCTGCATTATTACCAGATACATTACTTGAATTTGCATCTACATTAACAGTAACCATATTTGTAATACTATCGCCACCACCACCAAGTTGACTATTTGGAATGATATTGCCTCCTTTAGAACCCATCTGCAATATCTCTGGTCCACGTTCACCAACAACAAAAGCACCACCAGCATCAACTCTTCCCCCTCTTTCCTTACCAAACAATCCACCTAAGAACCCTCCAAAACCTTTACCGCCACTTAAGGATTTACCAATACCGCTAATAGCTTTATTGAGAGCAAGATCAATTAATTTATTTTTTAAATTACCTAAAACATTAGACATTGCCTGACCAAATGATTTACTGCCATTAATTGCTTCTCTCAAATTAGAAACCAAATCATTTCTTACAGATTCTCCTATTTTTTTAAAAGTTTCTTCTAACTTGTCCGCTTCAGCTTTTGCTTTTTTTTCTGCCTCTGTTAGTTGTTCGACACCTGTTTTTATTTTTGGAATTGTTGTAACAATATTGTTTTTTGCATCTAATTGTTTATTATTTTCTTCTGTTATTAGTTTTTCAAGTTCAAAATATTCAATGGTTCCTTCTTTTAATTCTCCTAATTTTTTTTTCAAAGCTTCAAATGGATTTGGAAGTTCTGGTATTGCTATATCAAAATTAAGCTTTGGCAGTTCTAAGCCACCTAATAATTTTTTAAGTGGTTCTGGAATAATATCAATGAGCTTTTGGAAAGCTGTTCTAAAAAATTTCACTATATTTGTTGCAACATTTCCCACAGATTGTTGAATCCCTTGAAAAAACCTTACAACTGGTTCTGTTGCTTTTAAAAAACCTTCAATTATTTTCTTTTGTAATTGGATTACGTTTCTAATAGTTACTGCAATGACTTGACCAATAACTTTGCCTATAAACTCTGCCTGACCTACCAAATCTGTGATTGCCTCTTTTATACCTATCCACCCCTGTTCTAAATTAAATAAAACATTTGTTGCTTCTATTCCTAAAGCTTCACCTATAACAGTTCCAATTTGTTTGACAGCACCTACAATTAGACGTATCGGTGCAAGAATAGCAATCTCAAAAGCACTTTTTAAAGCCTCAACAGTAACAGCAGCGATTTTTATAGATTCTCTAATTGCAATACCAAACTCAGAGCCTTCAGTAGTCAGGTTTGTAAATGCAGCCCCTAGTCTTTGTATTTGTCCCTGTATTGTGTTTTGTGCTTGAAATGCTGCTTTTGCAGCAACTCCCTGTGCGTTTGCTTGATTTTCTAAATTTTTATTAAATGAAACTAATTGATCATTTAACAAAGGAAGTATTGCTGTTCTTGCTTCAACAGAACCGAAAAATTGAGCAAGCGTTTCTTCACTAGCTCCACCTTTTGCAACAAGTTCTTCTAATACTCCTCCTAAGCCTTTTGTACTTAAGGCTGTAGCACTAAAATCTATTCCAAGTTTCTCAGCCGCTTTTGATGCCTCACTGGTTGGCTTTTGTATCGCAGCTATAACTTGTCGTAGTCCAGCAAAGGTTGATTCAACAGGAACACCAGTTGCAGTGACAGTAGATATTGCAGCATTAAGTTCATCTATTCCTACACCAGCACCAGCCGCTATAGGTGCTAAACGACCTATCTGCTGTGCGTATTGATCAACAACAATTTTACCATCATTCTGTGTTTGTATGAATCCGTCTATGAGTGCAGCCGCCTCATCAGAACTCTTACCATAAGCATTTAGAACAGAGGTAGTAGCATCAGCAACAGTAGCTAACTCAGAAAAACCACCAGTTGCACCTAACTGTGATGCCTTTAATACATCTGTAAGCTCTGAAACCTCACCAAAGCCAGCAGATGCCACATCATAAGATGCTGATAACAAATCAAGTTGTGATGCTTGCCCACTAAGCTCATTAGATAAAGTTGAAAGTTTTGGCTTTAAAGATTCAACATCAACTCCCAAAGTTCTTACTTTTGTACTTGCAAAATCAGCAGCCGCTAGATTTTGAAACGCTTTTGTTAAAAAAGCTACTGCTGTTAATCCAGCAGTTAGTGGCCCTAAAGCTGTCATTAATGCAGCCCCAGCAGCCTTAAAACCTAAAGAAGCTCCTTTAGCACCAGCACCAGCACCAAAAAATCCTTTGCCTAATATTGGTAATGCTCTATTTGCGTCTTTAAGTTTGCTATTTGTTCCGTTTACAGTTTGATTAAATTTTTGTGCCTGAGTATTTACATTCTTTAACGCTGTTATAGCTTGGGTAGCACCAACTCTTAGTTCTACATTGGAAACTGCCACGACTAAACAATAACTCCTTTAACTATATCTTGATTTGCGTTTCATTGCATCTATCTCTTTTTTTTCTCTTTCACGTTTCAACTCATAATATCCAGCAAAAAATATCAACTCTTCTTCTGTGAGTTGTGTTCTTAATTCGCTTACTGTCTTGCCTAATTCTGTTGCAAGGAAGAACTCAAAATTTAACCAGTTATCCCCCTTTAAGATTCCTTTGCGTTATCAATAGTTGCGTTTTGATTTACACCAAATAAAAACAATTCGATTTCATTCAATACATTTTCTGGTAACTCGTTTTGCAAGTTAGCAAAATCTGCTGGGTGAAATGCTTTTGTTCCATCTTCATTCTCTGCCAACTGACAAAGCATGTGAGTTGAAACAATTAAAGGATCATCACTGCCAGCCCTTTGTGTTGCTCTGGCTCTGTCTGCCCTTGTAATGGCCTTGAAATATAAACTGACTACAGTTTTGCCGTTATCATCTTTAACGTCAAATTTTCGCCTTTTAGAGAGGTCAAATGATTCCTTTAAAAGGTCGAGGGTTTTCTTTTCTGCCATAAATTAAGTGCGAAGTATCTTAAATTTACTATATAGCTGAAGTAATTGCACCAGTTGTTATAAACGAAATGTTAATCAACTGTGTTTCTCCAAGTGTTGCAGCAGCTTCCATGCTAGTAATAATTCCAGAAAAACTTATTTTCTTTGATGAAGTTGCACTATCAGGGAACAATTCAAATAATGCGTCACCAGCATCACCTGTTGTTAATACATCATCAATAAAAGCTTGATAATCTGAGTTTCCAGCAGGGTCATAAATAAGTTCTGCTGAACCT